ATTCTTGTGTCCAAATTGGTTGATACATATTTTTTAATAACTAATAGGTGGAGTCAATTAAATTAATAACTATTTAATATCTAAAAGTTGTTTTCCATCTAGAAAAGCACAGTAAATATCACCGTGATTATTCCAAATTTCACTTCTTACTAAACTTTTAATAGCCTCTAACTGTTTATCGTTTGTAATTGCGGACTCTAATATGGTTAAAATCCTTCCTTCTAACATTCGATATTGGTCAGTTAAATTAGTATCTTTAATGACTAAAAATTCTTCTCCTTCAGATAAAGGTTGAGAATTTAAACTTCTAAAATGTATTTTTTCGGTAGAAATATATCCACCAGCAGAAATACCAACTGCTCGACTCTTGTTTTTTGACATAACGTGACTCCTTCTTAACTTGACATCCACCTACTAATTATTAAAGTTCTAATTTAATTATAAATTCTTTGGAGATGTTAAGTCAAATTAAGAATAAATTTGAGTAATTAATTCTTGGAAAACTAAAGTCCAAAATTCTCTGTTAAAATCAGTAGCAGTATGACAACTACGACAGAGAGAAATTAAATTTTTTTCATCACAATTATTTTTATCATAATCAATATGGTGTTTACATAATTTATATCCAACTTCATTTTCTGTTTTTCCGCAAAGTTGACAAGTGTGATTATCTCTATCCGCGATATATCTCTTGAGTGAATTATTAAAACTAACTGGATAAGGTTCAAATGATTTTCCTCCTTGCCAATTAGGGTGATCAGAAGGTTTATATGTTAATAATCTTTTTGCCCATGTTTCTTTAAATTTTCCTCTAACTTCATTTGACCAAGGAATATCCTTATTCCAAGGTTTATCACCCTTTTTAATTTGTGTATCTTTTGCACATTTTCTAGAACAATATTTTGTCTCACATACTTCTTTTAGATATTTTTCTTCTAATTTATATGATTGAACCCAAAATTCTTTTCCGCAAGTTTGACATTTTATATATTTTCCTTTTCGTCTAGATAATGAAGCACATTTCTTTGAACAGTATTTTTTTTCATCTTTTTCAATTTGATATTGGCTACGGAGATATTCTTCTCCACAAATAGAACAAATACAATTTACCATTTGTCTCTTTTTAGAAGTTAAAATATATGGTTGTCGTGATATTTTGATTTTATCAATTAAATATTGATTATATTTTGTTCCTTTATTCCAAGGTATATGACCTTTTTCAAAAGGAACAAGAGGGACACTACCTTTTTTAAATGAACCAGAGTTTGCTTTCATTATGCCACTAGTTCCTTTATTCCAAGATATGTTACCTTTCTTAACTCCAGAATTAGACATTTGAGGAAAATCGTCTTTTGTCTTACCTTTGTTCCAAGGTATAAAATTAATGTGTTTCCCTTTATTCGATTCACTTATTTTTCTTTTATGTTCATCTGAAAAAGTTTTTCCTTTTATTCCCATTATTTATACAAAAAATTAAAGTAGGCTTTCCCGAAGGATTACCTACTTTAATTATACACTTTACCTATTCAGTAGTCAAGGAACTAATTCATCATAGAGAGTTAATCCCTGGACTCGTATAAACCGAAATTCCAAATCCACTATATAAAATTGTGGTACCAAAGGTTGTTTTCCAACCAGCAGTAGCAACCTTGTTCGTCGGGTCCGAACTCCCCGCGGAGCCAAAAGGTTTTATAAATGTTTGAAGTTGTTGCAATTTGGTAATACCAAAGTAGTTTGCACCAACGATCAATGTTTCATGAATCACACCTGAGGCAACGATAGCAGAACGAGAAGTTACTGCACCATTCTTTTCAGCATGGACCTTAGCATTTGAGGTTTCCATAAATCTCACACCGTAAAGTTTTCCGACTTCACCAGAGAATAATTTATCTGAACCAGCATATCGGTTGGAATCAACCCATGCACCAGTTGCAGTATCTCCTTGTAAATCGTAAACTGTTTCTGGAGAGATAACAGAAGCCCAATATCCACCCATACCAGCACCTGGATTAGTAGAAACGCTTTGTCCTTGAGACATAGAAACTTTAGAATCAGGAGCTTGCGCATCCATTTTTCTTAAGGTCATTGTAGCTTTTCGGATTTCTTTAATTGAAAGAACAGCGGTTCTTGGGATAGAAGACCAACGAGTAACAGCTTGAGCGCCAGTTATAGCGGCAAGTTGAGGAATACCACCTGGGACGATGGTGTCACGAACAACGGTATCGATGGATAAACCAGCGTTGTAACCTAATTCACGAATAGCCTCTTTCATAATATCACCCATAGATGTTGCAGCTAACACATCAGAGATGGCGACAGCATTATCATATTGAGTAACAGTTCCAGTAACGTTCACAGCAGACAAATTAACAGTAGCGGTTGCAGCACCTTCAGTAGCACCAGAAGTAACCGCAGTTAAGGGTTTGAATCTAGTCCAGTAGATAGCGTAAGCATTTTCACCACCTGGCACTTGTCTGTTGAGTTGACCGAGTTGGGTATGAACCAAATTCTTTTCAGAAACCGTCAAAAATAATTCGTCATAATAACGATTTTTGATCGATTCAGTCATCATAGCAATTGTTGTAGTAGCCATAATTTAATGATTTTTAAAACTAATAATTACCAAAGACCTTTCTCTTTTAAATATTTCTCTTTTTCATCTAATGACATCTTTTCAAAAGGTTTATCTGGTTCAGGTTCAATTTCATGTGCTGAAATTGCTTCTTCCGCTTTTTGTTCTACCATTTTATTAGTAGCCATATCGCGTCCTTTTTCTTCAGATTTCTTTCGAAGTGACATGATGTTATCTACGAATTTCGATAATCTCACGTTTGGATCAGCTTTTAGTTGATTTTTATATAAATCAGATATCTTATTACTGATATCTTCAGAATATTCATCACTATCTGGGTTGAGTTCAGAATACTTAGATTCTACTTTTTCAAGGTCGCTCTTTATTTCGTTCGACTTATTCAGTTGAGCGATACGAGCTTGAACAATAATATCTGCTGTACTTAGAACATTTCTTTGATATTCTTCCATAGTTATTACTTTTTCTTCTGGTTGTTGCTGCGGGGTATCCCATGGCAATCTAGAAGTATTTGGGGTTTGTTCCCCAAAAGAAGGATTCTCAAAAGGATCGTCACCAAATAAATTTTGGTTTACAGTATCTTCATACTGTTTGACAAATTTTTCCTCCTGTTTAGAGCGAAGTTGTTCATTCTCTTCCCTTAGTTGATCGGCCTCTTTAGCCTTTTCGTTGAGATCTCTTATTCGCTTTTGAGTGCGTTCTGAGAGACGTCTTTGATCTTCTTCAGATAAATCTTCATCTGGTGATGTTTTAACGTCATCACTTGACGGTTCTTCAGATTTAATATCTTCTTTAGAAGATGGTTTTTTTTCTTCATTTTCTGAAGCAGAAGTTTCATTTTCCAAAAATTCAGCAGGTACATCCATTGACATAACTTCTGATTCTGGCTTTTCTTTTCTTTCTCCTGTTGGTATTTCTACCGTATCTACATTTGGTTGCGTTGCCATTTGCAAACTCCTTTGTTACAAGCACTGACTTTTGGCTAATTACATGCAGCTCGCTCATGTTCTAAATCTTGCGATTTAGTTTTAAGATTTATCTAAATCCTAAAATCAAAGCACAAAAAAAAGCCGCGAAGGTAATTCGCAGCTCCGTTGTAGGTCGCTTAATATTAATATGTCTCTATCTATATCTTATAATAAGTATCTATATAATGTCAAGTCAAGTCTCTAAAATTTCGTTTTTCTTTCCAGACAATGTTCCCATCTTGTACTTCTTGATTATTAATATCGATAAAAACTCCATGAGGGTTAGGACAAGTAGTGCAATAAGCCATATTCCCTTTTTGAACAAAAACATGTTTTCCACCATATTGAAAAGTCTCAGGGAAGTTTTTAATAATTTCTGCTCCTTCCCAAAATTCTTTAGATTTTGTTGATGGTAAGTTTTCTGGTATTTTTGACATTATTTTTTACATCCACCTTTCTTCTTGTTCATATTTTTTTAAATTATTAACTAATCTTTACCACCACGAAACTCATGATCTGTCATATCAAATTTTTTCTTTGTTTTTTTCTTTTTCTTCTGGGTTGAAGGATAATATTTTTTGCCAGAAGGCCATGTATTCTTCGTAGTGTTCATTTTTTCTTTTGCGAGAGTGCAATGGCTTGAATTTGTTTAATTGATCGTTTTTTACCATTTTGTCCTTGTGCTTTACCTTTCTTTTTATTATCTTCCGATAACTCATGAAAATTAAACGCAATGTTTTTTTTATTAGTTGATGGTTTAAGTGGCATCTTCTTTTTTATAATGATTAACTATTTTACTGGTAACTTCTATTTTGGTTAATAGTTCCTGCAACTCTTTTCCTACCAAACTAAATATAAGATATCTAATTCCAACTTCTTCGACACTTTCTTTACCGTTAAAATCAACTTCACTCATTGATTTAATTTGTTCAATCCTACTTATCAGATAAGGCTTTAAGGCTTTTTGATATCCCTCACAAGTTGTAAGTGTCGCCCATACTTCATCATCACTGACTTCAGGATGTTCTTCATTTAATTGTTTTGCTGTTGTTCTGACTATATCGGCAGGATTTGGATATAATGCATCATCTTCCATTTTGACCTCCCATAGGTGGAATATTAGATACTCCTCCTAACGTTTGTAACATTTGATTAAAAGCAGCATTTATCTGTGGATCATCAAATTCAGCCACTTCTTCTTGAGGTTGCATTTGTGGTTGCATCTGAGACTGATCAGGTTGAACTTGAATTGTTTGATCTGGAGGTGTCTGTTGTGCTATTTGAACCTTTTGTGCTTGTTGTGTTTGTTGACTAGCAAGTATTGACTGAGGGTTCAACTGAATACCAGCTTGTGCTGCCATTTGAACTTGACCTTCAGGAGGAAGATCTTTATAACTAATAGATTGTTTAGGTCCATTAGATTTCATTTGAGAAGCAACTGGATTTTGTGATTGAATTAATTGCTGAACCATTTCAGGTGTAATTTGTTGCCCTCCACTTTGTTGCTGACCTTGTGGGGCCTCTGGTGGGGCTTCTTGACCTTGTTGAGGTTGTCCTCCAGGTTGTCCACTTTCAGCAGCTTTTTGTTCTTCCATTTTTGCCTGTTCAGCCTTTTTAAACTCATCAGTTATTTGTTGAACTTTCATTTGAGTTTTCAGTTGAGCAATAGCAAGTCTTTCAGTCATTTCTTGTTGACCTTCTGGATCATATTGAGTGATAATTTTATCCCAATCTTTTATTCCTCCAGTACTAATCCATCGTTTAAATAACTCACCTAAATCAACTTCTTGACCTTTAAGATGCATAGCACTTATAATTTGGGGATTCTTAAGAACTAATGCGAGAATATTACTAACATTAGTATTGTCACCCTCTAAATTAGGCTTCATTGTTGACCCAGCTTCTATTTCATAATCAAAAGTTGTATTTATTTGTTCCTTACCAATCTTAGCAACACCGTAGTTATCTTTATCAAAAAATTGAGCGACATCAGGATAATCCCTCGCTATTTGTTTAGCTTCATCACCAAATATCCTAACCGTAACACTTTTTTCTTGTTTAGTAACAATCATATCAATCCATTTTTTGTAGACTGATTTAAGGGTGTCTTCCATCATTGTACGATCCCATTCATCACGAGCGGTCTCTCTAGAAGACATTAATCTTAAAGCTTGAGGAGTTTTCCCTAATGAACTTTCAACATTTGCAGATGAGTTTACCTCACTCGTACCAGCTTGATTCATCAAAGACGAAACTAAGAATCCATAAGTTGAATTAAATGTTTGAAGACCACCAGGACTTAATCTAAGTTGTTTAATATCTATTCCTGGTTTTTTAGTTAACCATTTTTCACCTGGTCCCCATTTAATAGTAGAAGCAATAACAGAATTAGGATCAATTTGAATCGGAGGGAAAATTGAGTATTTAACTCCATCTAAATAAAGATTAATTAGTGAGTTGATTGCATATTGCAATGTCTTACCACGCTCGAATTCTCCAAGACCTATAATAGAATCCATTAAAGGGAAAGCATATTTGGCAACAATTGGAAGTTCTCCATTATTGTAAGGATTTGGAATGTCTCTTAAGATTAAATTTTCATATTTAGGAGCAAAAGTAATCCATCGATCACGTCTGTACTCAGTTTTTAGTTGAACTTCTGGAAAAGCAGAGTCTTTATTATTTACGTTACCATCATACCAAGTTTTTTCTATATACGAACTTTGATCATCTGGTTTAGAGTCTCCAGTGCCATATCCTTTATCACCTAATAAACTAATCTTAAGCTTATCTATGTTTTTCCATTTAGGAGATAGTTTAGACTGTCGTTCCAACCAATCAAAATTCTTCATTGAAGAAACTTGAAACCAATCACAGTCCTCAATTGAGGTTGCTCCTGGTTGAGGAAAACATGTACGGATTGGAAGCGGGATCATTTCTGGACCAATATAATTTCGTTTTGTGTCAACAACCCAAGGAACTAATGCAAACATTGTTCCATATACCAAAGAATAAAGATCAAGCATTCTTGACTTAAGAATCATAGAATGCCATTGATTTGCATTATTTTGGTAGTACTTAAGCAAGAGATTCATAAATTGATTCTTACCCATATCATTTCTAGAAACAGCGAAAGCTTTACCTACAGGATTTTGAGACATAACCCTTGCAGCACGTTCAAACACAATAGTTGAAAGACGCGGATCGAATACTCCAGAATGAGTTTTTGCTGAAGTTGAAGCAGAATCTCTTAACCTACAAATCAACATTGCTTCTTTATCATCCCATCCTTCACTAAATTTTTGCATTACTGCTTCAGCGGCTCGTGAATGTTCTCCTAGTGCAATACTTACTTTATCATCGCTTTCACCCTTGGATTCCTTATACTTTTCATATTTTTCATTCAATTTTTTTTCTCGTTCTTCGTTCGTTGGGCGTCCTGTTTTTGATATCATTTTTAGTTTAAAAATAAAAAGCCCCCAAAAACTGGGGGCGTATAGTTATCTATTTACCTTTCTATTATAATTATAGGTTTTTTTACTAGTTAAAGTCAAGTTTTATCGTCCTCCAAATCTATTTTAGTAAGAGGTATATCTTCAGAAGATCGAGACATCGTTCCATCTTTACCAAGTTCATATCTTACCTTCTGAAATATCTGAGTGACAATATCTGTAACCCGTGATTCATGAACTCTAATAGAAAGATTAATCGTTCCAAATTTAACCTCCTTAACTAATCGTTCGATATCAATTAAATAAGGACGATTTTTTTTGAAAGCTTCAATTATTTGTTTTTCGTCAATAGCCATTATTTTCCTAACCCCCATACATCTTCAATTTTTGATTCAGATTTTATAGCTTCTTTCCAAACTTTGTCATAACACTTACGACAAATAGTGTCTGTAATAGCTTCTGGATCAAGATTAACTCCTACCATTGGAACCATTCCACATTCAGGGTCAATTGTTCCACAGACATAACAAATTGATTGTCCTGCATTAATGGCTCGTTTATACAACTTAATATCTTCTATGTTTATTTTATTTGTCATTTTGTGTTTCCTTGTTTAATTCATAATAACCACTTTTAAGCTTTTGGGCAAAGTATTTCATTTTTAAAGCAATAAGTTCTCTTACTATTCCATCAATAGGATAAGCATCGTTTCTTATGTGCTCGATAACTCTAGCTAAATCTTTTCTATCTGTAAATGTTTCTAGCTCTCTGGCGAGAACTTCTAGTTTTGGCATATTAAATGTACATTCCTTGCGGGAATAGTTCCTCCTTTGGAAAATTATAATTATCTCCTGATTTAGAAAATGGTTCAGTTATTGAGATAGCAGCGTAACGTAAAGG